ACCGCCGTACTGGATAGATCCCTTTGAATTGCCGCTCAAATGGCCGCGTGTATGTGTAATTGATCCCCATCCACGGAAACCCATCGCAGTGATGTGGGCAGCCATATCGCCCGATAATCAAATATACGTGTACCGGGATCTTTTTGATCCTATGGTCAAAACCGTGGCTGATTGCGTGGAACGTATACGGGAATTGGAGCGCAAGGAAGACGTAACGCTTCGCGTCATAGATAGTTCTTCGCGGCAAAATGAACGTACCAGCGGTGATAGTGTTTGGCGGCGATTTGCGGTAGAAGGTATGCCGGTACAGATTGCGCCCAAGCAAAATGCCGATGCCGGATTTGATGCGATTCACGATGCCTTGAGTCTCGGTAAATACGAGTGGGGAGAACCGCAACTCATGGTGTTCAACAATTGCCGCCATGTGAAAAATGATTTCTTGAATTTTTGCTACGATGATTGGTCCAGCGGTAAGCAGCGTGATCTCAAAGGGGAGAAGCAAGACTACAGGAAGGTGCATGACGATTTCATTAGTTGCATTAGATACATTTTCCAGTTGGGCGTAAATTATTACATGCTGCGTGGCCATGCATTCGATAAACGACGCAATGAGCGTGCTGGCGATGATAACATGCGAGGATTACGTGGCCCCGGTGATCGTACTAAGCGTGTTCCAAAATACGCTCGCGGATTAGGGGTTTATGGAGGAATACGGTGACTGACGTACTAAGGGTATCTGAATTATTTAGGATTGAACTTACACGAAATGACAACGTGCTTTATAATCAACGATTCGATACAGCCAATCCGGACGATGAAACATATACGGAACATTCGGCAGACAGGCTTGTGCTAGCGTCCAACATGGCTGGTGCAGAGGAAGTAAACATGGGCGGTGTAAGCACGGGGCAACATTTGCTTGTTGCGGCGGAAACAGCAATCAAGATAAGCCTTGTTACGGCAACTACAGCCGACATGTGGACAGCCAAGGTACTGGGGTTTGTAGGATCGTTTACACATGTGTATTTGTTTAACGATGCTTCAACGACTGTATCCGTGGAAGTTTTGATAACAGATTAGGTACATACATTATGCCAACTACAATACAATTAAGTAACGATGAGCGCGAAACGAAGGGCAAGGAATTAACCTTACTCGTAGAAAGCGATATCCGGGATCGTTACCCTCATCTCAAGCGGCGCGAAATAATCCGCAATATCTATAACGGCATTTCCATGCGCCAACTCAGGTACGAAGGCCAAAGTGATATACATTTGCCGGTGCTGACTGAAAAAGTGGAGATGATGGTTCCGAAGGAAATGAATGCGTTTTGGAATGCCGATCCCCATATCCATGTCGAGCGTGTAGGCGGCGAGTACAATGTTGATGAAGTGGACAACGTCCAACGTTACATCAATTGGGCCGTAGAAACTGATGTGCCGAATTTTTATGCAACTACGGAAATGTGGATGCGTAACAGGTATGTAGATGGCGTAAGCATTGTAATGCCGTGGTATAATCAAGTATTCAAGCGTACGGTACAAATTCATGCAATCAAGACAATACTGTATGCCGGTGAAACAGATGTCATGGGCGCTATCGTGCCGGAACCGCGTGAGAAGACCATCGGGGAAATCATATTTGAAATTTTTCCCAGTGCATTAACGGTAAAAGATGATGGCGGAGTGGAAATCGAAGATGAAGTCCTAACCACGGTTCAGGAAAAGTTAACTGGGCGTGCATTTTTGGTGGATTTTGTGGAAGATAGGCGCAAGTACGAGGATGTGCGCGTAGAGTTTCATCCCAGTGATTATGTGGATGAGATCCAGGTATATGTTTACCGGGAAGTTTTGGACAAAGATAACGTAGAAGTAGAGGCAATCGAGTATGAAGACTTCGTGGTACCCTACAGAACCGACGATATTCAAACTGCTCCGCGCATCACTAGGCTTTATTACCTCAATTACGCAGAAATTCAGCAAAAAATCAAGTACGAAGATTGGGAAATCAGCGAAGAAGAAGCGGCAACACTTAAAAAAGGCGGGGGATCAGCCGAAAAAACCGAGGAAATCCCGGACAATAAAGGCCTCAAAAGCCAAAAAGACAAAGCCATAGGTGAAACCGGCGAAAATGCGGAGCCTGTGCCGGAAATACGTCCTTATCATAATGGCAAATATCTCATTTTGGAGGTATATACGCGCGATGATTTGATGGATGATGGCATTTTTTCCGAAGTTATCTACCATATACCTTATGGGCTTAAAAAAATCGTGAAATCCGAGTATTTGGAGGAGCGTTTTCCGCATGGAAGACGGCCATTTGCGGTTTTGAAGTATATACCTATCAGCAATCGCTTTTATGCAGTATCGCTTGGCGATTTGCTGGCTCCTATCAACGTAGAATCCAACTGTATCGTGAATTTGGTTAATGATGTCCAGGAAATCATCAACAATCCTTTCGGGTTTTATAATCCGACGGCATTTACAACTGATTCGCAGCCTATTAACGGTCTAGAACCAGGCCAAATGTACCCAATCGGGGATATCAATGGCGTAATGTTCCCGAAATTTTCCCAGGAACCATTGGCCAACTTGAGCGCCCTGGATTCAATGCTCATGTTTGCGGATCGTCTTACGGTAAGTCCGCAGGCGGCAGGTTCCAGTCAAGTGCGTAATGCACCAAGGACAGCGCGGGGCACATTGGCGCTTCTTAGCGAGGCTGGCATCAAAGTCGATGCAGTTATCCGAGCCGCACAGAAGGAAGGTTGGCAGGAACTCATTCACCAGATTTATGCATTGTATTCTGCTTTTGCGCCAGATGAAAAAGAATACTACGTGACAGGCGAAATAAATCCACGCAAAATCACGAACAAGGAATTGCGTGGCCGCTATCGGTTTGCGTTCAAGGGTAACAGTGTTAACACTAACCGCGAAGTCATGCGGACTATTGCACAGGTGCGTACATCGACACTTCTTTCCGATCCCCTGTATATGCAGGATATGCAGGCCAGAAAGAATGTCATAGCCAACTTTTTACAGTACTGGAGCGAGGGTGCTAACGTGGATGAGCTTTTACCAAGACTTCCAGGCGAAGGCGGTACGCATCCTCCATACGATCAAATGAGCGAGATACGCATGCTTTTGGATGGACACATGGTTGAGCCGTTGCCCCTGGATAATCACATGGAACACATGCAAGTCATAACCAAATTTAAGATGGGCAAGGAATTCAATGAAATGATTGACACTTGGGGGGCGGCCTTGATTGCGGCGCATTATGCGGGACATGCTCGTTTTGCGGCACTTCAGCAAATGCAGGGAGGCGCTGTTCAGGGAGCAGGTACAGCCAACAATATACCAACAGGCATGACGTTGGCCGGTGGTTCGGATCTCGAAGCACTTGAGGGAGGTATTCAGTAATGGCGATAAAAAGTGGACAACTTAAGGAACATATAGACTGGAGGGTATTTATAGAATCGCTACATGAATGGCAAAAACGTGCAGATGAATCGTTATTGACCAAGGTTACGACAGGCGATTTCCCGGAAATTCGTTATGCGGCGGGATATCGTAATGCAATCAATGATTTGATAGGAGAGTTGGTTAAAAATGGCTAGAACGCGTAGTAAAGCTATGCTAAAGCAACGAAAAAGATTAAATGTTATACGCGGGCTCGTAAGGGGCGGTTACAGACTTCGTGAAGGTTATGGGAGTCCAGAATACAAACAATTTGTAGAGGAAGAAGCTACGAGAAAAGCGCAGGAAGCACAAAAACCGCAAGAAGATATAGCAAAATACAATAGATCGTCCCGTGGACGTAAAAAAGTAAAAGGTATAGTGTAAGTAGGGATACGTATTTTATCCGGATTCGCAGCACCAGTGCGTTATCTGGAACGGAGAAAATATGAACGAATTAAGTAAACAACTAGATGGCGTGAATGCTCCGGCGGATTCGCCACCGCAGGAATCTGAATTGGAATTGGATGATCCCAGTCCGTCCGAATCTGAACCTAAGCCTGACGAGGCATCTGGCGAAAAAACTGATGGCAAGGATAAGGATGTGGGCGATGATCGTCCAGTACAGAATCTTCAGCGTGAGTTTGACCGCAAGATGCAGAAGCTCGAACGAGATATTACTACCCGACTAGATAACATGTCGCAGCAGATGATTTCCTCGATCCAGCAGACGCAGCAGCCGTCACAACAGGGCGCAACACTCGATGATTGGAGCGTCGATCAGTTACGTAATTATCGGTCGCAAGTAGATGAAAAAATGCTGCCGGAGTACGATAGGTATCTGATTCAGCGCGAAAACCAGGAATACATTCAGCAGCAGGTTAGCAAAATCAAGATGGAGCAATCGGCGGAATTTGAACGGCAAAAGTGGAATCAACTAGCCGTCAGTCGCTATCCGGCGTTAAAGGATGAAAGTTCCGAATTCCATCAAAAAGTTAACATGCGGCTCAATGAGCTTGGTAAGGAATATTTGCGCAATCCTCGTGCAATTTTGGATGCAGCCAACGATGTGGCGATTGAAGGTGGCTTTGCTATGCATGCATCATCTACGCAACGCAAAGCTCCCAGGCCGCCAGCATCCGGCAAAGGCAAACCTGCACCCAAGGACAATGAAGTAGAACCTAGCATGTCGGAAGAAAGGTCCAGATACATAGCATCGAGACTTAAGATGGCTATGCCGGAGGGCAAGGATTTCGACACAAAAGCTATTCGTAAACGTGCAGAAGAATATAAAGGCTACTTGAATCGAAAGCCAGTTAAGGAGAAGTCGTAATGGACGATGAAAAGAATGTCGAATCAACCGAGTGTGAAGCAACTGTAATTAGTGATCCGTATACAAGCCAGAGTCCTTTTCGGATCACGGGGGAAATTCCTCCGGACGATGAATATTCTCATGGTCAAGTGCTCCGGTGGTGCAACGAAACCGTGCGTAATCGGGCACGAGGCTGGCGTGGCTGGATCCCCTTGGAATGGGGAGACAAATACACGGGCCAGCATGGCGAAAAACTCAAGGAGTATGGTATAGCCGATACTCCAGTACGTATGCAGGGACCGGACCACACCGACAATTTGGTGCGGCGTGGTGATGTGATTCTATGCAGACTACGTAAAGAGTGGTTCGAGCAACGGCGTGAAGCAGTTCGGGCCGAGGATAAGCGTCGGCGCAAAAAGATTTCTGGCCAAGATACCATTGCCATTAAAACTAGGGTGCCAGTGCATACCTACAGTAAAATGGAAGATGGTAAATAGATAATGGAGTAAGGTAAATGACCACTGAAGCTAACATTCCTTTGGGGTGTGTCCCCATTGCGAATGCCAATGGCAATTACCCCCAAGTGAACGAGTATAATGCTGGGACTAATCAGACATTTTACCAAGGCATGCTTGTATGTAAAAGTGCTAGCGGTTTAATGTATACTCCCAGTACAACTCGTATCCTGCGGGGAGAATTGATCGGTATAGCGGCTCATTACAAATCTATAAGCTCTACTGCCAGTGGGGATGCCATTAAACTATATGTTTATGACGACCCCAATGTGCTGTTTGAGATGCAGGCAAATGCTAAATTAACCAATGCTACTTCGTGGGCAGGATATATGTTCCCGATTTCAAATCTGAAAACGGGTAATGCTACCACATTGCAGTCAAAAGGTTCACTAAGCGTATCTGCTGCGTTGACTGATATTAGTGCAAGCACGGCAGTATGTGTTCAAGTTGTAAGGCCAGTAAAAACAATTGGGCATACCGATAACTTAACTTATAGTCGATATATTTGTCGATTCGTGCCGCCTTATCATGCGTATGGTATGGCCACCGCAGGAATCGCAGCGGCGTCTGTCTGGGATCCTCCAGGCTCGTAAAGGAAGGTGTATAGAACATGGCATCAGCAGGAACACTTATGCAGCGTGCTCAGTACACTGACCTATTTGAGAGCAGGCTAGCATATATCGACGAGATTTTGTGGGAAAATTATGACGCTCCGGCTCCCACCTATTCGCAAGTTTTCAACATGCGGACCAGTGACCGGGGTTATGAGGAAATTACTGGTGTGACGGGCTTTGGGCTTTTCAGTGAAATGCCTGAAGGTCAGGCCGTAACGTATGATGCGTTAATGCAGGCATACGACACCAGATTTACACACAAGCGGTATGGGCTGGGTTATCAGCATACATATTTCGTGAATGAGGATGACCTGGACAATATCATCAGTGATGCGGCGCCAGCCCTTGGACGGTCGGCACGTAGTTCCATCGAAACGGAGGCTTTTTCCGATTTTAATGGAGCATTTGACACAATTACTACGCCAGACGGGTTGTACTTGTGCGACACCGATCATATCCTGATTGGTGGCGGTTTGGCGGATAACCTTGTGACTGGCGATATTTCCCAGAGCACGCTTGAAGATGCACTCAATTTGTTTGCAGACATGCGTGACGAGCGTAATTTGATCGTTGATGCAGACGCAAGCATTTTGCTGATTCCCCCGGAACTTCGGTGGGTAACGCACGAGTTGCTTAAAAGCCAGCTTCGTAGTGATACAGCAAATAATGCGTCCAACGCTTTGAATCAGCTTGGCTTGAACGTGATTGTTTCCAAATATCTGACGGATGCAGATGCATGGTTTTTGATGTGCAATCCTAATTTGCATCGTCTGATTTTCTATTGGAGACACCAGCCCATGTCGGATCATACAATTGATTTCGATACGGACAACTTCAAGACCAAGATGACGTTCGCTTTTTCGCACGGTGCGGCTGACTGGCGAGGGATTATCGGTAGTCAGGGTGCATAGTTGATTTAACTCGGTGGGGTGGCTCAGGCTACCCCACCACACCTACCATTTAGACCCGTTGCACCTTCAACGGAGGACGTTTCGGCGCATAGATTGGTAGGGAAGAAAGGTAAAGATAGAGATGGGTGTAACAAATTTTGATATCGTCCAGGCAAATCTGTTTTTGGGCGGTAATATGTTAACGCAAGGTAATGTGTATTACGTCAACCCACGTACAGGCAGTGATAACAATACAGGCAAAAATCCCGTATCAACTGATGTACGAGGTGCTAGTAGACGTGATGGCCCCTTAGCTACACTACCTGCTGCTTTTGAGTTATGTACAGCAGGTCAAAACGATATTATTGTTCTTCAAGCTGCCGGTAGCTCTGTAGCAGATACTACCGCTACATTAAGTAGCACGCTTACTTGGAGTAAAAATAATACGCATTTAATAGGTCTTGGCGCAGATAGTAGAGTAGCGCAGCGGCAGAGAATAGGTAATTCGCTTTCAGCTACTGGAATTACCAGTTTGTTGAACGTAACGGCAACTGGATGTAAATTTTATAATTTGCATTTTTTTCATGGCGATATTGATGATGCTACATCAACTGGTCCAGCCATTTTGATTAGCGGAAATCGTAATGTGTTTGAAAATTGCCATATCGGTGGTATGGGACATACATCAATGGTTGGGGCTAATGGAGCATCAATCAAACTGAATGGCGGTTCCGAGAATCTATTTAAAAACTGTGTTATTGGCCTAGACACTATTGCAGCAGCTAATTTGTCTAAAGGCGAGATTCATTTTGATGGTGCAGCATCTCGTAACTGGTTTGAGGATTGCTTGATTCAGCGGTATATTTCTAATGCCGGTTATGTGCATGTAACTATTGAAGATTCTACTGGTATAGATAGATGGCAGATTTTTAAGAACTGTATTTTTCATTCTGATTCTGTCAATAGAACTGTACCTCAGACAGCAATTTTTAGTATTCCAGCAATGTCGCAAGGTAAAATTATTCTTTGGGGCAGTTTTTATACTACTGATTTAGAGTCAACTACATCATGGGATGCAAATTCCCGTGGTGTGATTGTTAATACTGCCCATTCTCCGACAGCAGCCGGTGCAGGCGGTGAAGCTACAATCTTAGACTGATAGGCAGTATAATAAGTGGAGGCAGGGTGGTGCGCTGCCCTGCTTCCACAACGTAAGCAAAGGGAGGAAAGTACGGTATGAGCGAAGTTCGTGAACTAGAAAATTTGACCAATGAAGTCGTATTGGACGGTGAACCGCGTTTCCACGTAAATCGGCGTGCGTCAATCAAGCTCGCAGATAAACCTCGTGTGATCGTGGCCATCCCCAATGGCGATAAGCACCAAGCATCAATCTTGGAATGTCCGGATTGCGGCAAGAAATACATCACGCCAACCTTGCGGCATCCCAACCTGATTCCCGTGCATTTCATGCTCCAGCACATGAACGTGATTCCCCTTCTTAATGTGAGCATGTCGTATCTTGTGGAAGGTGGTCGTCTGAGCGCTGAAGCCCGCCAGATTATGACCAAGAAAGCCATTGATTTGGGGGCTAAATACATACTCTATTGGGATGATGATGTGTTGCCGCCCACCAAGGGCTTGTATAACCTCTATAACTTTATGGAACTTCATCCGGAAGCTGGTGCCGTGTCTGGCGTGTATGTAACACGCGAGGAAAATCCGGAACCATTGATGTATAAAGAGCATGGGGCTGGAGCGTATTGGGAAATGCCTTTTGGGGAAAGCGCCAAACCTGTGCCGATTTTTGGAGCAGGAGCAGGGTTTTTGTTGGCACGACTTGAGGCGGTAGCCGATGTGATCGAGCACATGAAAGCTGATAATGGCGGCAAGGAATTGCCTGTATGGGCCGACGAACGTAGCGTACCGTATAGCGAGGAAGCAGAGAATAAACAACAGATTATGTGGGGCCACGATATCCGGTTTTGCAAACTGCTTAACGAATATGGATGGCCGGTGTATGGACATGGCGGTGTGCTCTGCGGGCACGTAGATGTGTATACCAATAAAATATATTCATTACCAGAAGATGCTCCTGGATTCAAAACCCACCGTCAATCTACAGATTACTGGAACTCTATGTATGCATCTGAGGGGATCAATTCATCGAAGCGACGGTATCCAGAAATGTTTGCTGCCGTGGTGGATGCTATACCCGATGGGTCCAGTGTGGTGGAACTTGGATGTGGGACAGGCATACTGGGAACTAGATTGACAGCCACCAAGCAAGTTAAATATAAGGGGTACGATATAAGTTCTACGGGCATAGCAATGGCAAAAACACGTTATTTGGATGCAGAAGTAGCAGACGCATTTGACGTGGAAATGGATGGATATGATACCGTAGTAGCTACGGAATTGATCGAGCATTATGAGCGTGAGAAGTTTGATAGCCTTATGCAAAAGATGAATGCCAGTAACGTGCGGCGATTCGTGTTTACTGTACCGGACGGTGGGATGCCTCCAGAGACTATACCGGAACATGCTGTAGATTTTGATCGGGATATGGTGGATGAATATATGCTTCCCTATAGCAATTGGGTATATAGTGTTACCAAAGTGGATAAAGAGCATATCATGTGCGTAGCGGAGAAAAGTGATGGCTAAACGTAAGAAGAAGAAAAGCAAATGCCAAGTGAAAGTAGCGCGAGTGATGGGTGAATATCATAGGGGAACACTAAAAAGCAGTAGTGGGGCTAAGGTAACAAATCCAGAGCAGGCTGCTGCTATTGGTTATAGCTATCCAGAATGTAGTAGCAGCAAGCGAAGCAAAAAGCGTAGCAAACGGAGCAAATAGTTGACAAGATATTATGTATCTGCAAACGGTACTGATACGGCAGATGGCAGCACATTTGCATTGGCTAAAAAGACCATTACTGCTGCATTAACATTACTGGGTTCTAAAGGTGATATTCTCAATATTTGCAATGATGCTACCCATAGTTGGCCATTAAATACAAACGGCGTTACTCTCACTACTATAGCTGGAACTAACTTCACTACTGATTATGGATTTTTGATCAGAGGGTATAGTACAATTACTAGTAATGCGGCTACAGCAACTATAAAGGCTAGTGGGTCTGATGGTACGCGCAGATTAGTTAAATATACTGGCGGTGGTGGTTATCATATAATCGAGAATTTGATATTTGATGCCAGTGACAAGAACTCGGATACTTCTTATTATGTCGTGTTACGTATAGATGCCAATACCTCTAACCCAACGTTGTTTCGTTATTGTGCTATGATTGGAGCAGATAGTGGCGAAAAACCTGCGGCCAGACGTTCTT